GGAAACGCAGGCGGATCGGCTCCGGGTCAGCGATAGCGACCAGGAGAGACTTGAGAGAGAAATGGCGGCAAAGACAACTGAGCGCGCAAAGCGCCAGAAAGCCGCCAATATCAAATTCCAGTGCGGGGGACTCCTCCCCTGCTGGAAATGCGCCAACGGCCTTTCGGACGAGGCGCAAAACGATGTACATGACTGGTTTGCTTACTGGCAGAAACAGTCAAACAGTAGCGCCAGCGACGTTGAGGTCTGGTACATCAAACATCAAAACATCAGGGCAAACCCCTGGTGCATCCGCAAAACTGAAAAAGTCTGGCGCGATATCTTCAATGCACGAGGAGAATCCAAGTTCGTCAAAGACGCGCAACAAAAGATGCAAACAGCGTCCAGACAGTCGGAAAGCTAGAAGGGGTGGGGGCGGTTCACGCGCCTATGTGCCCTGGTGTGAAAAAACATAAACCCAGGGGTCTACATTGTATCAAGCGTTGATTGCACATCTTGTGCATGAAACCTTGAATGCGATGAAAGACCCCTGGTAGCAAAGGTCAACCGCTTATTTGTTCCGCGAGGAATGCGACTTGTCGCAGGGGAAATAAGTGGTTTACCACGCAGAAAGGTCCGTCCGGACCGCATAAAGCAAGGCTTTAGCCGCGCAGTGGCATGTCCACCGGACTGCCCGATTTGAGGCAGGGCTTTAGCCCGGATCAGCCGATCAGACGCGGGACGCGGCTGCAAATTGGAATAACTTGCGTTTGCCAGGCTGCAGGGCTTTAGCCCAAAGCCTAGCGAACCGCACAATAATAGGACTGAACGAAGAAAGGCATTGACATGGTAATTAAATTGACCCCTTTTAGATTTATCGCTGCGGCGATTATCTTACTCTTTGTGAAAGGATTTCTATCATGACTCCGTTTGAATGGTTTGGCGCGTATCTTCTGATAATCGCGCTTCTGACCTGAAAAAATGCCGTGGAAACCTGCGGCGTATGAAATTGCGCTCGTGGTTGTTCTCACGGCGCTTCCGCTTCTAATGAAAGGTAAAAAAGGAATGTTAAAGACTCTCGTCCTTCCGTTGTCCCGCCGCCTGGGCTCCGTCGCTGGCGGTGCGCTCCTGGCGCTTGGGGCAACACAAGATCAGACTACGCTGATCGTTAATGGATTAATCGCGCTCTGCCTTGTGCTGGCCGATGTTGGCGTTAGCCAAATCCAACAAAAAATGGGGTGGAAAGAATGAAAGAACGGTTTACCGAATTCCTCGTTAATGAGGATGGTTTCATTGAATGGGTTGGCGCGGGCCTGTCTGCGCTCGGTATGATCTCAGACAAGCGTGATCGTAAAAAAGATGCCTACGCCAATTCCGGCGTCGGCGTTCGCGCCGATGCCAAAGCCTCAGGCTTTAATCCCCTAACCCTCCTGGCGTCGGGTGCTCGTGCTTCTGCCGGGTACGCGCCGACCATGGGGACCAGCCTAGCGCAAGCTGGCCAGGCCCTCACGGATTGGTCCAGTAATGAAAAGGCGCTTGAGCTGGAAAACGCACGTTTGCAAATGGATCAACAAGAATTGCAGAGCCGTTTGGAGAAACAAACTCTACGGCCCTCTGTCCCAGGCATTTACGGAAACTCCGGAGGAACAGGAAATGGCGTGCAAAACGTGCAACCAGGTCAGGAAGGCGGCCAAGCGGTCGATAACACTCGTCCGTCGCCGCCTGATGTCCAGGCGTTCGGTCCGCGTCAGCCGTCTTACGGCGCGCACGTCGACGACCCCTGGGTGCTCGAATTCGAAACAGACGCGTATGAAAACGCGGTGAACCATACCTTGTTCCCGTGGATGGATGACATGATGCGCGGCAATCTTGATCCGGTTAACTACAAAGTGCTGTCGAATGTCGGCGCTGCGTTTAAACCGTCAATTTACTACCGCGCTGGTCAGCGATTCCGGCGTGAATATGAACCGACCTTTCGGGCGGTTCAACAGGACGTGAACAAAGGCCTTCGCGTCATTGAGAATGAATACCGCAAGTCGGGCGGGTTCAAAACAACACCGAGTAAGCCAATGGACCTTAAGGTTCCTCAATTTGGCGGCTTCGGTGGAAACTTCAACTAAAGGAAAATTCAATGCAATCTAAGTATATGAACCCACGCAGCACAAAGCGTGAAAGCCGGATGCTTTCTGGCCGATTTAAGGCCGGAAAATTAGCTCCGGTTATGGCCGTCGCACTCCGGGGATCGGAAAGCGCGGTCGTTAATCAAGAAGTCTCGTTCATGCTAGACCCAATCCCTGGGCGCTTGCTCACAGACATGTTCTGCGAGGCTACTTCGGTATTCGTGCCTATGCAGGCAATTGATGAGTTGAAAAACCCAGCAGATGCCTACCCTGGGAACGCGGAGGCCTTCCGTCAGAAACTTCTTTCTGAAACGGCACCGTTCGTGACCGAAACAGAGAACGAGATTTCTAAACGCCTGGGCGTTGTTCCTCGTTCTGTCGGTGGCGTGAAAGTCGTGAACGAAGTGGCTCGGCTTGCCTACATCGCCGCCGTCAATCACCTTCGGACCCGCCGCTATCATGCGGCTACTCAACTGACCAAGACCGCTACTGCTATCGCACCCGCGATTCTGTCTCAAACGGTGCTTGATCGTCTCAACGGTGTCCTTGATCCAGAAACCCGTGTTAACGGGGCTGTGGATTTTAACGCACAGATTCCGGTGACAACCGACGCAGATAGCGGCGATGTGGTCGGCGTCGTCTCTACAACCCAAGCCTCGTCCCTTCGTAACCTTTATGAGGGTGGCACTTCTGGTGCCAAGCTGGGCACAACTGTTGTGACGGATCAGCTTTACGCTGATATGTCTACTGGTTCTATTTCGCTCTCTGACTTCTACCAGGCTGAACGCATGGATGCGCTTACGCGCGAAATGCGGACGATTATGGATCAAAACCCAACTCACGGTGAAACGCTCATTGCGCGTTGGGCGCGCGGTCTGTCCGTCGACCTTGGCAAAAACTGCGTTGTCGTCGGTGAGCGACGTGAGAGCGTCTCTCGGATGCTTGATCGCGCCACGGACGGTGCAAACCTGGGTGTCGAGCAAACCGAAGGTATGGGCGTGATCAACCTCAATTACGTTGTGCCTAAAACCGAGTTTGGCGGTGTTATCATCACCGTCGCGTCACTGCTGCCAGATGAAACCCTGGCTGAACAGCCGCACCCGGTTCTGTCAAAAGAGTGGACGCAACCAAACTACGCTGCCGACGAGCTCGCGATTGACCCTGTCGCCGTTACAGTTCGCGACCTGTACGCGGACTGCGCAAGCGGCGACGAGAGCAACATTGCTCTCTATGTCGGAAATAACCATATGGAAAAAAGCTATATTCACTATGGTTTCAACCGTCACGTCGACCCTCTCACGGTCGATAGTGAAACGGCCATTTGGCAACTAGAAGTGCCAATGTCCGTGACACCGGATAATGTCAATTATCCCGATAACCTGAACCAAGACCCGTTCGCCGATACGACGGCGGAGGTCGTGACTTATAATGCTCGTTCTAACACGATCTTCGCGACTCCGATGATCTTCGGCCCAACCCCTGTTGAGGACTTGGACGTTCTTGACGATGCAAACATTTTTGAGGAGACAGTCTAATGAACTTGCACAAAAGCGATATGCTGCGAGGTGTAATTTTCGCAAAAACAGGCGGGGGTGACATTACCGTTCGCGATGCGGACGGCGTAGTCCTTCTAATCGTAGGGCTTGAGCCTGGTATTCATCCTGGCGCAAAAATCGCCGCGTTCATGACGCAAGGCGATGTTGCTACCCTGGGGAAAGGTCTCATGACCCTGGTGCGCGCGCCAAAGACTTCGCGAAACGTTCACCCAGAGGGAACGGACGTGGGTGCTAACCAGGAATGGAAGCCTGAGCGGATGAGCGACTTTGAAAAGCAGATGCGCCATGACATGCGCAAGCTGCAAGCGCGGTCTGACGTTGCGGAGCGGATGTTGAAAACTGCTCAAAAGAACGCTGCCGATGATGTAACCGAGGAGGTTATTGACGAGGTTGTTACTCCCCCTGGGATTACAGAAACGCCAGCTCCAGAAAGCGTCCAGGCTGAGGAGAACACTACGAAGACTTAAACGGTTGCAATAACGCGACCGTGCGGGGGGCGAGTGTGGGCGCTCCCCGCGAACAAAATACGCCCGGACGTTTACCCGGAAATGCGCGGACAGATACAGAAAAACCAAGCGATTGGAAGGATTGCGAGAGGCCACCCCATGTGGTTTATCTCGCATCAAATCGCCAAGAAGATGCAGGAGGACGGTTTCCCAACCGTTGTCCTGGAAATTTACCGCTCTGCCGAGCGGCAACAACGGTTTTTCGACGAGGGGACCAGTAAGGCGGGACCCTGGTACTCTGCCCATCAATACGGTGAGGCCGCTGACATAGTTCACGCGGGCCTGGGGTGGAACGCCCCTAAAGAGTATTGGCAAAAACTAGCTCAAACCACTGGCTTTGTAGCGGAAAAATACGGGGTGGAAATCGTACGCGGGTTTGATTGGGGCTGGGATAGCGCCCATATCGAATTCGCCGATTGGAAAAAAACCCCGTATTACGAAGCGAAAAGGCGGCCCACCGATTTAGAGGTGGCGGAGCGCCTAGAGCATTTGTTCGGTTGGCGCGACGAAGTCGTGCGCCTTCGTGACTTTGAAGAACAGCGCGAGGACGCTGGTCTAATCAGCGACCGGACCTGGCGTTCTACGCTGTGCCGTTACCCTGGTCTGATCCAGGGGCGGTTCTTCAACTGGATAAAATGATGTGTGATATAGCCCCCACCCGGCCCGGGTGGGGGCGTTGTCTCCCTTGAGTATGTATATCACACTGACTGAGCACGAGGAAAACTGACGATGTGCGAGAAAAAAAATAGCGACGGTGTGCACGTCTGGGCCTGCGGTAAATGCGGCCAGTGCATCCAAGCGAAAAAAAACGACTGGGTGGCTCGGGCAATGGCCGAAACAGCAGTTAAAAAATTTACTACAGTCGTAACCCTGACCTACAGAAACAAAAAAGACGGAACCAAGCCCTTGGGCGCTTCAACGTTCGTCTATAAGCAAGTCCAGGACTTCTTCAAAAGCGTTCGCAATTCAGCGGACGCGCTTCAAACAAAAGAACCAGGAACCCCCAGCGTTAACCTGACCTACATCGTATGTGGGGAGCGGGGCTCCCGGTTCGATCGGGTGCATTGGCACCTGATCCTGTGGTCAGACATAGACATTACCGCCCTGGGCGAGTTCTCAATAAAGCCGGGCGGTAAAAGGCTGCTAGATGTGCCGTTTGAAACAAACGTGCAATGGGATCGCTGGCCGCATGGCCATGTGTACCTGGAGCAGCCGCACGAGGCGTCCATAGCGTATTTGTTAAAATACGCGCTTAAGACGCAATGGAACAGCGAACGCAGCAAGGGGCAGACGCGCTTTACTAAAAGCGATTGGCACGCTGCGGGCATGTTCCGCATGTCTAAAGTGCCGCCGATTGGCCTGACGTTTCTAGAAACGAAACTGGCCCATTGGTCGGCAACTAACACCGTTCCTGTGTCCTTGGACCTTAAAGTTCCTGGTTATAAGGGGTTTTGGTTTCCAAAACGACACTTTAGGGAACGGTTAACATACGGTCTGCATGAAATTGCAGAGCGTGTTAAACGTGAAACGGGCCGTTATCCGGCAACGTACAACGCCTTGCTGGCAAGCGTTAAACGGCCAGTTGAACCAGCGGACGAAAGGCTTAAAGAGCCTGAGTTCCAAGACTACGAAAGGATAAGATTTGGCGAGGAAACGCAGGCGGATCGGCTCCGGGTCAGCGATAG